GTTAAAAATGTAAACCAAATATAATTTATATCTTGAACACAATTAAATATTTGGAATGGTGCATATTCTTGCCCTTGAATTTTATCTTTTTGCTGAATTGTTAAAATATATCCTATCATACGTTTCTACTTAAAGATGTTTGAAATGCTTGAACATTACTATATAAATCAGATGCTTGAGAAGATGTTAAACCATTACCTATTGATGCAAATGCACATTGACTATTTGTAAATGAACCAGAAGTTGTTCCAGAAAGATTTGCACCTCCAATAAATAATGAATAATTACCTAATGTTGCAGTATCTGTTGTAATATTATTTGCTACACTAACCCCATTAACATATAAATCTCTTCTTGTATTTGCTATTGCAGAACCATTTAATAAACCAGTTGGAGCAGTTGATACAACTCTTGATGCAGCAAATCCTACTGAGTAAAAATATCTATTAGTTACTCCTGTTTTACTTTGTAATACAAAAGCATTACTACTATCACTAAAGTTTGCTATTTCTGCTGGGTCGGATGTTGTTGCTGATGTTCTTGCATAATATGATAAATGAGAATCACCAGATGTTAATGATTGTGCAACTGGATTAAGTCCTGTATTCATATAAGCACTTGTACCATTTGGAGTTACGCCATTTGAAGAATAAGTCCATCCACTTGTAAATGTACCTGTAAAAGAACTACTTTTTAAGTTTTGGGCACAAGCAGCAGCACTTGCGCCAACCATAGGATATATTGCTTTCATTAATGTCCATATTCCTGCTGATTTTAATGCTAATGTTAATATATTAACTGCATTTTTTTCAGTATCTGATAATGTTCCACCAGCAGCAGTAACTCTATCAAAAAATGCTTGAGCATCAGTATCTGTGAAATTAGCCTGTTGACCTTGAATTATTGTAGATATTTGCCCCGTTCTTGTTCTTAAATCAAACCTACCCATTATGAAATCCTATTTACATATCCAACAATGTTGATAACATTCGCACTTCCTGCAAATGCAGTAATTGTTCTTGCAGCAGCACCAGTTCCAACAAGTGTTAGTCCTGCAACGCAAATACTCAATCCACTTTTTGAAGGTATGGCAAGAATAATATTTTGGTCTGGTGCAGTTGTAGAACCAAATTCAATGGTTAAGTTAACTGCTGCTGCACTTGTATTAGTTGCATACAACCATACTTCATCTATTACTGATGCACTTGTTCCAGTTGCGTGTATAGTTGTTCCAGTTGTTGCAGTTGCGACAACCTTTATAGGCATTCCACCTGTACTACCACTTAATAATGTTTTTGCTATTGGCATTTTATATATTTTATTTTATCCGTAAACTTGACTTATTAGAGCAACTTGTAATTCATCAACTGAACCACTTGCACCTAATGCAACCCAAGATGTACCATTATACACATTTAATGAGCCAAGTGTTGTATCATATACTTGTAACCCAGTTGCAGGAGATGATATTGCATTTCTCTCACTTGTTGTCATTCTTGGAGGAAGGAAACCTTTAGTAGTGGAATCAATTTGAGCAATAGCAGATGTATTTATACTTGATGAACCAGTGCCTATTCCTATACTATTAGTTACAAAATAACCTACACAATCTATTGTTGAACTTGCCCTACTATTAGTGGCAGTACCACTTTGGTCACCAATTAAAGTTTCACAAATTGTTTTAACACCAGAAATACTTAATGAATAAGATGACCAAACAAATCTTGCATTACCAGTACCAGTTCCAATAGTTATATAAGTATTTGCAGAACCACTATTAATTGTTAACATTCCAGTTACCCTCGCAGTTCCATTGACATCTAATTTAAATCCTGCGTCAGTAGTTGATGTTCCTATTGATACATTACCGCTTGAAAAAAATACTGTTGATAATGTACCATCAGTTAAATTTGTTGCTGAACCAGTTCTAATTTGTAAATAACTTGTTCCAGTAGCAAATCCAATTGTGCCTCTTGAACTTGAACCACTTTGTTGAAATACAATATAATTATTTGTAGTTGAGGATAAACCGAATACACCTCCACTTGACTCAACTGTACCTGTTGCTAACAATCCACCAACTTTAGCATTTACAGGAGTTCCTGATGAATTGCCAAATAATATAGTAGCACCAACAATAAATGATGCACCTATTGTTGCACCAAATTCAACTTTAAATTCCACAACACCTGATTTAAATGCAGTTATATATGGATTGCTTCCATCTGCATTTGCAACTAAATCAAAGTAGTTACTACCTCCACTTGTCTTTTGCCTAAATGTACCAGTTACCCTTGAATTACCATTTACATCTAAAGTAAATGTAGGTGTTGAAGTCCCAATCCCCAACCTATTATTCGTATCATCCCAAAACAAGTTGGCATTGTCTTGCTGCAATACTCCCGATGTTCCTGCAAACAAAACTGAACCAGCCGTTGCAGATGTGATTGCTCCACCGATTGCCATTCCTGCACCACCACCACTATATTGTGGTATATTTAACGTTGCACCTACCAATGTAGCAGCACCACTTGTACCTGTTGTGGTAAGTGTTAATGCTGCTTGTTTACCATTAAAAGTATTCCAATCCGTTGATGTCAAGTAACCATTAACAGAAGTTGTTGCAGCAGGAATACTTAATGTTCTATCAGCCGATAAATCACCACCACCTGTTAATGGTAATGAAGTGTTTATGTTTCTTGTTGTTCCTACTGCTCCTAAATTAGTTAATGCACCACCTGCCGTACTTGCACCAGTTCCACCTCGATTAACTGCAACCGCATTACCATTCCAAGTTGCAGAAGTTATTGAACCTGGATAATCAAATGTATTTGTACTCCAAGATACATTTGCAGGTGCTAAATCGTGCCTATCCCAAGAACCTGCTGCTATGCTATTACTTAACAATACAATGTCAACGTAAGCACCAGACGGAACAGATGCCACTAATGTATTGCTATTATTATTGACTAATATTGCACCACTTGATTGATTGTTATTAAACCGATAAGTAGTGCCATTTGCTAATGTTGTCGCATCTGGTAACTTGATTGTCTGCCCACCACTACCAATTACTTGAATCTCTGGAACTGAAGTAATTGTTAAAACAACCTGTGTTCCAGATGCAGTAATCGTGCTAAATCCAGTAAAAACATTGTTTGCAGTAAAGTTGTATGCTCCTAAATTTACTGAACCTGTTGCTCCAGTATAAGGAACTAATCCACTAATTGATGGTATAGTTGGAAAAGTCTGCAATGCACCACTTCCGTCTATATATTGACCAGTTGTTCCTGCACCTGTAACTGCAATCGTTCCGCTTGATGTAATTGGTGATGAACCAACCGAGAATGCAGATGGCATTGATAAGCCTACTGAAGTTACTCCAGAAGCAATAGTCCAAGCACGATTCGCTGATAAATCAAATGCTACACCATTTATGGTCAATGTCCTTGATGTAGGAACTTTTAAATCTAATGCAGCTTGTAAATCAGTTTGAGCTGATAATGTACCTGTTATTGTCCCCCATGTTCCACCACCACTTGTACCACTATACACTACTTTAATGTACACCGGAGATACCGATGTACTCATATATATATCACTGACCGTATAATTTACTTTGATTATCATCAGCTTGTAATTTGTTCTTCCACATTAATATAGCCTTGCATCCAAGTATAAGTACCTGAACCAGTTGTGACTTGAAGATCATAAATAAACTCTCCAACCGCATAAGTAGCAGTGGTTACTGCCGACAATGTAACTGTACGCTTATTTGTAGCTACTGATACAAAGTCCGCATTGTTCCACGTGAAAATAGTAGTACCGGCAGCATTCTTAGCTTGTAGCTTAAAAACATAAGTGCTTACATTGATTGGAGTTTCCTCGCACTCATCTTCATAGAACTCAAGAGGAAAAATAAACGTATCACCTCGTCTTATAGGTCTTATATTGTGTTCGGATATCATCTTATAATGTTTTGTAGATTGCTTTTACTGATGTGCCATTTAGTGAAGTTCCCATAGTTATTTCATATACACCTGCACTTGGCGAAGTTACGACATAATTGTAATACCACTTTCCACCATAACCAATGGCAACAAGCTTGTAAATAGAAGGATTCCTTCCTGTAATCTTACCACTTGCTACGGTATAAGTATCATTTTGTGTTATCTGAGTAAGCGGACCAGTACCTTGTAAGCTGAATGAATATGATGGATTTGCTCCAAATGCTGACTCTAAAGTAAGGTCAGTTATATAACAAGACATTTCGTAGGCAGCGTAATTATTAGAAGAGTCAATAATATCAATATATGCAGTATATGAAACATCATTACCAATGATAAAGTCATTAAAAAAGCCAAGTGGTTGCTTTGTAGACTCAGATAATTTGACCAACCCACTACCGCTCAAAGTAAATCCCTTCCTATTTGGGATGTACTCTCTAAACATAGCATTAGTCTTAGGAGCTAATTCCAAAAAGTCGCTTGTTATAGTGAGCGTTGAGTTCTTTGCACAAGCAAATGGATAAATATTTGTACCATCATTTATCGCCAATACTAAACCTTCTGTTTTTACAAAATCTGCCATAATTATTTATATATGAAATCATGCTTAAATGTTGGATATGTTGTTTCGACTCCATTATCCCTATCCTCATCATAAATCTCAATTAAAGTTGCACTCCATGTTGAATTAACAAAGTCAATCTCTTTCATATTTGCAATAAAATATGTTTTGTTTGCATCATCATCAACAAAATTAATAGTATTGATTAATCCAATTGGTAATGTACCTCCATTCCATGTTAATCCATAAAAAGTAGCATCAATTTTATTTCTATAAAACCTTGAATTCTCCCAATGAGCAATTAAGTTTTCTTTCTTAAACCTAAACTCTTCAGTATTGTAACGATATCTATACCAAGTTGGGGTAGTAGGTGTACTTCCTGCTGAATCATAAATAATTCCCTTAAAATTAAAATTACTTAAGTCATCTAAATAAATAGTATCCTCAAAATTACTTTTATATTCATCAGTTTTAGTAAACTTATCAAAATCACCAAAAATATTATTTGTAAATAACCCATTTATTGTGCCATCAATTGTAAATTGAATGTCTGCCCAATTATTATTGTAAGACTTTGCAACTGTATTGCTTAATAATACCCTTACAATACCATCTCTAATTATAGGCTTAGAAGTAACTGAAACATCAAAATAGCTATTATTAGAAGTTGATGAACCTGATGGAGTCAATGTAATGTAAGGAATAGTTGAAAAGCTATCCCAATCTCCTCCAGATATTACCCAAGATCCATCATTTACAATACCTGCCCTAAATTGAGGACTTGCTTCTGCTTTATAAAGCACTTGTGCAACATTAAATGTAGGAACTGGGCCAACTATATTACCAGTTTCACTTGACCTCCATTTAAACGATAAATTTAAAATATCTCCTTTATTTACCTTAATATCACAACTTTGCCACCAATCAGCACCTGCTGAAGTACCAACATCTTCATATTCTAAATACAAATAATTATCAGTAACATTACCATAAGTATCTAAAGTTTCTTTTCTATATTTAGCAACCGTTACTGGAGTTGGAGTTTCTCTTAGCCCTTTATAAGCATTCCAACTATTAACTGTATATGTTTTATATGTAGATGTTGAAGTAATTAAAGTACCTCTTCTTAAATTTTGATTACATATTAATTCAGATGGATATTCATAACCAATATTTATAGTATCAATTTTTGTAGGTCTTTTTATAAACCTTAACATTTCTGGAGAGATAGGTTTTACTTCTTCATTTACTCCCACATTAATATCAAATCTTTCATTAGTTATTGTTGATGTACCAACCGCATTTTTATTAATTACTCGTAAATTATCTGTATTTGTTATATAAAACTCTTCTGGCCTAACAAAGTACCATCTGCTTCTATATTGAAACATTGTTTGTGAGAAAGCTCTATTAATCTTTTCAATTACACTATACTTATCCTCATAAAATCCATCTCCAGTACTAAATGTTCTTGCATCAACATAGCATTGCTCTAAAGATGAATCAGTTAATGTATCATCCATTGATGAATGATATAGGTTATTAATAATATGAGTCCTTACAAATGTCTGTATTGATCCATAAGCAGCATATCCAAGAAAAGCATAAGGAGTAAAATTACCTATTAACTCATTACCGCTATTATCAGTTAAGGGTTGTTCTTTTAATAAACCTAAACCTTCAGTTGCTCTTAATGTAATTATATGTTTAGTATCTTGCCATACTTCTTGAAAATCATCTTGCAATAAATATCCAATCCAATAAAATCTTGTTATACTCAAAAACTCAAAAGCAACATAGCAAAATACGTCTGAATTACCCAAAAAATCATCTATTGTAACACCGCTTTGACTTATAAAAGATATAGTTGCTTCTTGTGGCCTAAGTGGTTTATAAATATCCTCATCAGTATTAAACTCACGAAGTACAAATGGGTTTGATGCACCTTCTAAATTAATAATAGTTCCGGTATATCCATCCATATACATACGTACTTTACAAGTCTGATTTTGTCGAGTCTTAAAAGTAATATTATATTTTTCTCCGTATGTTGGCATATTATCCTACTCTACTTATTTGTGAATTTGTTCTATTAATACTTCCTACCAAGTCAGTTCCTCTTAAAACCATATTAACACTTCCACTCATTCCGAATCCACCTCCTTGAACTCCTCCAAAGTTAGCAGAACCAGTTCTTCCGCCAATGCCTCCAAGTAAACCTCCTATACCACCAAGTAAACCACCATTTGCAAATGCACCTCCAAATGGAACTGCAAATAATGATACAAGACCATTTACGATTGCAGTTGCAGCTAATTTAGCTGCTATTTGACCTATTGAGTTAAGTAATGCTTTGGTAAAGTCTTTAATTGCAAATGTACCTTTTGTAAATAATGTTTCAAATGCTGAGTTTAAAGGCTGAAAAAAAGTATTTTGCAACAAGTCTTTAACTCTTAAATATCCTTGTGCAATATTTTGTAATTCAGCTAATTTAGCTTTTGTTTGATCAGTTTGTAAACCTTCTAATGTAGGCTTTTGTAATTGGAAAGGAGATAGTTTTGGTTTAAGTAAATCATCTAATTTTCCCTTTAATTTACTAATTGGTATTAATGACTTATCTACCTCAGTAACTAAATAATCAAATAACCCTGCCCTGCCTTTTGCTCCTTTTAATAATTTTGATTTTGTAACTATTACATCTTGATTTTTAAGACTATCAGTTAACTCTTTAGTTCTTGCATCAATAGCAGCAATTCCATTTACAGTTGGAATTAAAGTCTTTTCAAACTCTTTATAAGCAGGTATAAGGTTATTAAATGCCTTAACATTTGCTCTATAAGCTTCTTGTGCTGATTGTAAAGCAAGTGCTTCTTGGTCTATTATTGTCCCAAATGTCTTTGTTGCATCAAAACCTTTTTTTCTTGCTGCTGAATAAGCATTTTGAGCAGCAGTCAATTTTGCTATTAATGCAGGTCTTTCTAATTCTAATGCAGTTTGCTCTGCAACATTTTTGTTTATTAAGGTATTTAAAGCTGCTTCTTTAGCTTTTAAGAATATTAAAGATTGAATTGCAGTAACATTACCTAAAAGCAAATCAGTATATTTACCGGTAGCAATACTTTCAGCAGTTATACCTGCAAGAACATCTGGACTAATTTTTTTAAGTTCAACGTAAGCTGCTTGTCTGTCTTTTAGTGGCTTATCTAAATCTAATAATGTTTTTGTTAAAATTCCTATTTCTAAAGATTCAGTTGCAGTAGATCCAACTGAGGCAGACAATTCTTTATTAAAATCTTTTTGTGCTTTAGCTAATAAGTTTGTTTTGCCGATTAAAGCTTCTAAACCTGCACCTAAAGAACCATATTTTGTAATTAAGCCAGTAACGGCAGCAGTAACAAGACTAAAACCAACAAATATACCTGCTGGGCTAATCAAAGCTGCTCCAATAGCTTTTAAACCTCCAACTAAACCAAGAGAACCACTTGTTAAATTTGTAAATGCTTGTATAACACCTGGAATGTTATTTTGAATACCTATAAAACCAAATGGTAAATCTTGAATAACTTGACTAACATTTGTAAGAGTAACTCTTGCGTCACTTGCACTATCCCTAACTTTTGAAATTGCAGCAGCAGCAGGTACTCCTACATTTTTTAAATTACCTAAACTTGTTTGTAATGCAGATATCTCAGCGTTAAGCTTAGGTATCTCAGCACCGGTTGCAGTTTTAAGAGCATCTTTAAGTTTCTTAATCTCTTTAGTAACTTCTGCAATGGAAGCATTGAATTGTGTTACATCTGCACCAAATTCGTATATTAAATCCGCCATTACATCAACCTTTTAAATATTTCCTTTATCTCATCATCTGAAATTGCTTTGTTCTCATTATCATCTCCAGGTAGTTCCCACAATTGCTCAGGTGTTTTAGGTGCGGTCTTTGGATCACCCATCAACCGCACCATAGTAAACATAAGGAGTCTTGTCTGCTTGTAAGCATCAACTTTTTTATCTTGATGTCCTTTAAGCATTAAAGATAAATGCCTTGGACTCATTGCATAAAAATCATTAGGCAACAACATCAACTCACCGAACGCAAAGGACTCTATTTCTTCCCACGAATAGTCTTTTTTTTTGGCTCTTCAGCCTTGACTACCTGCGTCTGCTTAACAAAATCACTTGCTGCCCAAATGCTCATTATCTCTTTAATCTTATCAAGAACTTCCTCATTATTTAGATTTTGTTCAATAAAATCAACAAATGTTTCGAAAGTTAATGATGGAACTACATCTTTTATTAGACAATTATTATAATAACCGCTATAAAGTATGTGAGCAATCCCAATCTCGTTTAATTCATCGCCTTGAAAAGCGATTCCATCAACAAATTTACCTTGCAAATAACGGAATGATGCCATCCCAAATTTAAGTCCGAGTTTCTGACCATTAATATCAATCGTAGTATAGTTCATAATTAAACAGTTATATCAAGAACACCAGTAGAAGAAATACTTCCACTAAATTTCATAAACTCAGCATTTGCTTGAGTCAAAGTTAAAGAAGTTATGTAAGCAGAAAATTGATGGTAATAAGCAACTCCAATAGAAGAACCAGTAACAACTGGGTTTTGCACTCTAACATTAACTAAAGTTTTATTAACCATAGCAGTCAAAAGACTACCATAACTAACTTGTGCAACAGTTGGTGCAACTTCACAAACTGCATCAAAATCAATACTCATTGATGAATCACTTACTGAGGTAAGAATGCCACAATTAGTGTTATCGGTAGATGTATCAGCAGTTGTGTTAACTGAAGAAGATGCCAAACAAACGAGGTTTTTGTAAGATGTGCCACCAGCAACATCAATCTCAATGTTTTGCAAAGAACCTTGAATCTGTCCCATTTTATTTTATTTTTGAATTATTGAATTGTTTATCGTTATAATCTTTCTTGTTATATACAAATCACCATTATCTAACGGCAAATATCGTGAACTTACACGTGATAATGGGAATATTTGGAAACTTGCATCTCCAACATCCTTAATGCCGGTAGTTGGCAAAATTAAATTAAGCACTAAGCTTGAAATGGTATCCACAACACTTAAGTCTGGCTGCCTATACTGCTCAACAATTATATTCACATCAATATCTGCATCAGTCACCCATTGTTGGTTGTTGTTATCAGCAACCTCATTCACGCTTCCAAGCATGATGTAAATAGGAGGAGTTGTCACAAATGGAGTCTGGCCATAAACCGCAACTGCACTGCCATTATAAATGACATTGCCTTCCAAAAGGTTTACGTAACATTCTCTAATATTGTTTGAGCAGTCTAACATCTATTTCTTTAATAATGCTTTTAATCTATCCTTAAACCTATTCTTAAAATCTTTTAACACTTTTTTTGCAGCAGGATATAAATAAGGTTGAGGTCTTGTTGTTCCCTTTCCTGTTTTAAAAAAGTCTGCTGCAATATTTTTCCATTCATTAGTAAGTTTAGGTTCATAATTTTTATACTTTTGTCCAGTACCAAACTCCACATAAGCAGCATAATTTGTACTTACCCTAACTTCATATCTAAGCAAAGATAACTTATTTGATTTAATTGCTGCTCTCATCCTACCTGTATCTACTGGTGCGTTCTGTTTTGCTTTTGTTTCAATGTCAACCGCTGCTGCGTTCAATTCAATATCAACCTCATTAGCA